CGATGTCTTCCACGTCGTCTTGTATAGCAGGTACGTTGATAACGATGTCTTCCACGTCGTCTTGTATAGCAGGTACGTTGATAACGATGTCTTCCACGTCGTCTGGTAAAATATGTACAGATGTTCTCCTATCAGGTATATTCATATATACGTCTTCATCGTCAGAGTCTGTCCTTGAAGGTACTATTTTTGCCGACGAGTCTGTTTTGAACAATTTACTAATGTTCATTGTGGTACCAGAGAGTTGTGAATGCGTGGGTATGTGTCGACCATGTAAAATATTGACACATAACAATCTTGTATCATGAAACAATGGATCGTAAAATATTAAATAATTAATATAAGTGTATGTTATATTTTCTTTCCAAGAATATTTATAAATATTATTTCTTGTTTAATTTATGCTTTTAAATATATATATTCATTTCAAAGATGGTGTTTGTTATTGAAAACGGGGATCTCTTCAGAGTAGAAGATTCTACACAGGGTTCTGGTTCTGGTTCTGGTGTATTTTGTTCAGAAGACGTCGAACCTGGGACTATACTTCCTTACTACGCAGTTGCATTCAAAGAAAAAGGGAGCGATGACATTGACAGAACCTACGTCATGAGTGCAGACTATCTTTCAGCAAAAGGAAATCATAGAACCCTTACAGGATATTCAATGGATGGTAATCCAGGAATTGAAAAGATGAAGGATGTAGAACCATACAAAAAGATGGCTGCTCAGATTAATGAAGCATCTTTTGGAAACGTTCCAAATTGTTTATTTGTAAGTAACCCCTCGATAACAAGACAGGAAATCAAGGACTCATTGATCAACAGTACCGCTATCCCAATTACATATGTAGTTGTTATGGACAAGATTCAAAAGAATACTGAAATGGTGACATGTTATGGAAAGGATTACGGAGATAGGGATTATAAACCATGTAAAATGAAGAAGCGGAAGTTTCAGGAAACAGTAGACATGGCGTATGAATATGTAGAGTCCTTGCCATTTTCAAGTCCTCCTGAAATTTAAAATGTTCTATTAGTATAAAGGATCTTATGAGTCAAATAATACACAGCCTGGATAAATTCGACTCTAAAAAATCAACGATTGAACCATTTAATGCAATTATGATTGGGAAAAGAAATACAGGAAAAAGTATTTTGATTTCTGACATGTTATACTTTTTATCGAAACAAGAAATCCCAAGAGCATGTGTCTTTTCGGCCACAGAGGAGAGTACTGGGTTTTTCTCTACTTATATTCCAGATTCGTTTATTTTTGATGAAACAAATGTTGAAGCACAATTGACATCAATCATAGAAGATCAAAAAAAGCTATGTATGAGAAAAAGACTTGGTGAGATTCCAAAAGACACTGACCTGAGAATAGTAATTGTTCTTGATGACATGGGTTCTAATAAGAAACTATTAAATAGTAAAATAGTAAAATATATATTCATGAATGGTCGTCACTATAAAATCACACTTCTTGTTGCAATTCAACATATCATGCAACTGGGTGTCGATCTACGAAGTAATTCTGATTTTGTTTTATGTTTAAAAGAAGGGAACAAGAATGTTGTTAAAAACTTATATGACAACTTCTTTGGAGTATTTGATAAATTTGCACATTTTAGAAATGCTTTTAGTACGTTAACTACTGATTACGGATGTCTCGTTTTAGACAATACCAATTCTGGTACAGAAGTAAGTGATGTTGTTAAATGGCACAAGGCAGTCCCAGGAAGAAAGTTCCGTCTTGGTTCCAAGGAATTCTGGAAACTACACGAATCTAGATATATAACAGTACAGGAGAGATATATAATGGCAAATACTGTGAACCCAAACGAAGACAATATAGAATCAAAAGACGGTAAATTCATTATAAAGAAAAATAAAAAGAAATCTAGACACAAATAAAATAAAACGTTCATGGTATTGTAAAAACAAAAGATATTGTTTCAACAACAAAAAATAATATAAACACATAATACTATAAGAATATACATGTCTTCTCCAACTTTATATGAAGCTATCGGTGTCACACCAGATGCATCAGAAGAAAGAATAAGGAAGGCAACTCGTCGTATGGCAAGGAAGGTTAAAAAATCTGACACAAGTAATTCAGAAAAAAATAAGGTTCTACGATTCATTAAAGAAACACGAGAGACGTTATTTGACGAAGATTCTAGAGCAGAATATGACAGTACAATTGGTATCGAAACGGTTCGTAGATCAAGAAACAATATCTCGACAAATATGCATCAGATGGTTCCACATGGTTCAAGTTCTATTAACCCAATTTCATCCATGATGGGTTCTGGTGGACTATTTTCAATGATTAATGACATGTCTTCTATTATTCCAGAAGAAATGATGTCCTCAGGAAATGTTTCATCGGGTAGTTTTCGTGTTATGGAATATACAAGGATTCGAAACAATAATGGATACGAAGAGTTCGGAATGACAAGAGAAGGTGATTCTAATAACGATAGGGTAACAGAAAAACACTTTCAGAGAAGAACCTGATTAATATTCGTAAATATTATCTGTATCATTTATTATTATGTTTACATCTATAATGAGCATGTCATCAAGTGATAACTGGAGAAAGAGGGAATGTATTAAAAAGACAAGATTCAAAAGAATAAAAAAACATTCATATATAGCACCAAAGGAAGAGGTTAAACCTAAATTAACACAAGAAGAAATAGATAATACTTTTTCATTTAGGTCAAAGAAAGTGGTTACTTCTTCTCCTATTTCAGAAGATGAAAGACACTTCTTTAGAGAATGGGCACATTTGAGACATATTGACGACCAATATGTAGTTCTTGCATTATCGTATTGGACACGAGTGAAGTCTTCACTTGGTCCATTTTTTATTATAAGGAAAAAAGAGTTGTATATGATTACATGTCTTCATATTTCATTAAAGTGGTTAGGATACGACGAAGAGTATAAATGTAATTTCATTGCAGACTTTAGACAAGTTTCAAACATAACAAAGGATGAACATAAAGAACTAGAAATGCATATATTAAAAGAACTTGACTGGACCTTATAATGAAATTTTATAAATTACATTGAACTTCTCCCCTCGACGTCTTTACCAACACAGGAAGATCTTCAAGAATGGTTGTGTCTTCTTCAATGAAAGTGACAACATTCTTCTTTACTGAATCGTCTTTGACATCGACATAAAATTTCCCCCGTAGACCAGCAGATTCTCTTGCCTCGACAAAACATGAACTTTTACCAGCTACAATCGCGGAAAGAACCTTTGTCGATCCAAGACCCTTCTTTGGGACACTTGAAGAAGGATAGGGAGGGAAACTGACAGATGTAGATGAAGAAGCCTGGTACTGAACTGTATATACCTGGTATGGTACACGCTTAATCTTATCACTGTGTCCAGCATATCTCACACGAAGTGTTAGATCGTCATCAGGTGAAACGAGAACAGATTCATATCCCAAAACCTTTTGTAGGAAGAATTCACATGTTAATCCATCTCCACATGTCCATAGATAATCTACCATGTCGGTTACATCATATACTATATCCTTATGAGTAACAGTTGCTCTTTCAACCACGATAGAATCATGAAGATGAGAAATATTGACACCTACATCCATGGGATTAACACGAAGGCATTTATCCATATACACTGTCAAAAAGAATGGTGTTTTTTGACGATGAACCCACATGTATCCAGATCTAGCTTCCGTAGTCTTTTTAACAACCTTTGTCAATACAATGATTCCTACTTTCAGCCCAGAAACTGTGGCTTTCTCCATATAACACTGGACAACATCGGGTAGAGACTGTTTCATATAAAAAAGAGCACTGATGGCAAGAACAGGGAAACATATGATTGGTACTAGGTTAGACATGATAAAAAATTTAATTTTAAATTATAGAAATATTATTTAAGTTATGCAATAAACGACCTATTTTGGCATACATAAACAATGTTTATAATGAAAAACAATGTTTCAATAAACTAATATCATGAACACCAATCGTCAATTACTCGAAGACATTATAGGAGTTGGTTCCGGAGAACCCATTAGTGGACCATGGAGATTAGCTATTTATGATACATCTCATTCAGAGACTGATTCTGGAAAAATATTTGTATTTTCAGAAGAACATGAAAACGATGGTTCGTGTCCAGACAAGAGACACTTTTCTGAATTGATGAAGGAAATACTTGAAAAAACATCAGACACATATATTCTGATTGAAAATTTCATACATGCAAATGATCTTAAGAACCCAAGAGGAAACCCAGATTTAAATAAAGCATGTGCTCCAGTTGAAGATGGTATATTAAACAATCTTAGAAATTGCATGGACACAATGAGGTTAAATGATAAATACTGCAGGGGTTCTTGTAAAGATCGTATACATAATATCGACCCTCGTGCAGATGCTGTATATGTAATGCCTGATGGTAAATTATTCGAAGCGATTACTCATTATAGTGATTTTCAAGCAAGTAATGGTGATTTTAACGAGGCTGTCTTGACTATATACGAGGCACTCATTCACCCTCTTTCTAGTCTTTTCCCTGATAGAAAGACTCTCAAAGGAAGACTTGTTGGTATTTTTGAGACATTGAGATCAAAAATGACTTCTCGTCAGGGAGAAACATTCGATAAGATTTGGAAAAATGACATCATAAAACGGATTGTCGGTCTTAATTCTTCTTATGTAAACCTTCAACGAAAATATCCATCATCTAGTAAATCATTAAGATCGTTTACGAGTGATGTAGAAGAGTTAAAAATCATGTATAAGGAATTCACAAATAAACTTGTTGATATCTTTTTATTGGCACATGTCTTTTTAATTCAAAATATTGGAAACACGGATGGCATGGTCATATACACGGGGTCTCTTCACTCTCTTCAAGTGGAAAAGTATCTTGACCAACACGGATTTAAACTCGTCAAAAAGATAGAGAGTAAGGGGTTGGATTCGTGTTTAACAGTTTAATTAATCATAATGAAAGAATTTGTTAAATGGTAAAATAGTATATTAATCAATTATCTTCTCAAAACCATCTCTTATCAATATCTAGTTTTCCTCTTCAAACTCTTCTTCCTCGTTTTCGAGGTCGTCACTACCAGAGTCATCCACGGAACGCTTACGCTTGCTATTTTCCGACCCATCAACCGACCCGTTTTCGGCAGTCGTAGAGCCTTCAACCTGAAAATCCTCCATAGCATCCTCTCCAAACATGAACTCTTCCTCCTTCTTCTTGGGGTTGACGAGGATACTCTTCACGGTCCATGTCACACCCAGCATCATTGGTGTTACCCAAAGATAAGATGCGTCTACAATTGCCGAAGAAACAGACCCACCAGTAAGGTCGGATGTTTCAAGACGCTCCTTCTTTACATTGTACACTGAAACTTGCATGTTCATCTTATCGGTGTCACCAGAGCCATCACCGTCGTCAATCTTAACCTTAGGTTGAAATGTAGGTGCGTATTTTTCATTATTGCTTTCCTTAACAGACGACTTATGGAAGCCTTCGATCTTAATTGCGTCAACATTCTTGCTCCATAGTTCACTCTTGTGTTCCAATGCCAATTCCCTGATTCGTTCGTCAAACTTCGTGAGGAATGTGTGGAATCGGGACATCTTGTCATCACTGGAAAGGTCCATTCCATTGAAGGAAAGAGTATGCTTACACGAAGGAGTGGCACTCTCATCCATACGGCGGATTTCAGTGGTCCAGGGAACGTTCATTGCGGGAGTCTCCACTACAATTCGCTGTCCCTTGTACTGAAGATTGGCGAATTTCATCCCAGACTTTCCGGGTTTGACACCATTAAGCTTGAGTTGACTAAAGTCAAAGTCGGGGAATGTCTTTGAGGTAACCTTGAAAGAAGACATTGTGAAAGGGGTTGTTAGTATTGAGATAGATTTAATAAAGTCTGATCTGAACGAATAAGATGGGAAGATTGGATTGTGAGCTCATATGCGAGCTTGAGTTCCAGAAGTTAACAATAAACATTCGGCCTTATGGATCGGTTCCATGTAAAATAATATTGTTGGTTCTTATACAATGATTCACAAGAGACCAGGGAGATCATATAGAAGAAGAAGAAATAGAAAAGAACGTTCTTTGAATTATACAAATAGATTTCAATCAGCAATCAAGATACAGAAAGCATTCAGACTTTTCTTAACATTAAGATACAAAGAACTGGCACATGTAAACTACGACGACATGGATTATATAGACATGGAACCAGTTTCGCTTATACCAAAAGGACTTTTAATTTCACTTGAAGGTACTGGATATAATGCTCTTTCACTTCTTTCTTGGTTAAAAACCAAAAATAGTAATCCTGTAACAAGAGAACCACTACAAGACATGATCCCATTCAATTGCATAGATCAACTTGAAAAGTTTAAAGATCAAACAAGATACTTGTCGAAAGGAAAAGGATATTATGCACACAAAAGACAATACATAAAGGTATTATTGTCATATAAAAAGATTCAAAATAGGAAATTTTCAATTATTAAACGGATGAACGATCATACTTCATCGTAATAA